GAACCACTGCTACTTGAGCCGCTACTTGAACTGCTTGAACTGCTTGAGCTACTGCTACTTGAACTACTGCTACTGCTACTGCTACTGCTACTGCTACTTGAACTAGGTGAGTAACTGCTTTGATTCGAACTTACATTGCTTGAACTACTACCTAAGTTCAAACTATCAATACTTGATGCTACTGCTTGACTAGCAGTTACGTCTTGTGTTGTGCTAACTATTGCACCTTGTGATTTTAATTTAGTTGCTGTAAGAGTTGTAACAACTTCAATGTTATCAACTGTTGCACTGCTTATAAACACTTCGTCTGCTTCTGACTTGACTTCAAACAAACTACCAAAAGTAAGTGAGTCTTGTGTAGGAACAATAACAAATGCCGCTAAGTTCGGAGCAAGTTGTGTCATTACATAAGCACTAAGCTCTGTAAAATAAAATGTATCTCCAAACTCCCAGTTTTCTATAGCAAAGAATTCATTAATTGCTGTGATAACGCCTGCTTTTAATTCATTTTCATTAACAACTTTATCTGTATTTTTTACAATTTTAAATGATGCTTTCAAGTCGTCGCTTGCTCCAATACCAAACAGCTCTTTGTACTTAACTGGATGATAAATTACTTCATCACTAATTGACTTAATTTTGTTTATTTGTTCACCAAAGTTAATAAACAATACATCACTGCTTGGCGGCAACGGTTTTGTTGCTAGTGCGCCTGCAACATATTGTCTATAAGTTGTATCATATGATCTTGTTAATACATAAGTGTCAATAATGTTAGAGCTACTTGGATCTATTCTATTGCTTTCGTCTGCTGAATGCTCATATTGGAATATGATTCCATCTCTACCTGTGTAAGCTCTAAAGTTTACTGTTAACTCTAATTTTTCAGTTGTTGTATTATAAATTTTAAAAATATTTTTATCTATAATATAAAACACTGTACCTGTTGCGTAACTTTCAATGCCAGCATTTGTAATAACTGTTTCTGTTTCTACTGCTGTAATTTTTTCATCTGAAGCATTTACATATCTAAAATCTTCTACAGCATCAGTTGTAGTATATTGTTTTTGGTATATAAATTTACCTGTGGACGATGTTGTAATAAACTTATCAAAAATTTCTGGATCATCTACAACACCATCATCGTCGCTGTCATAAAATCCAACTTCAATCTTTTTACTATCTACATAGCCTTCTTTATCTCTATACTCATTTACAATCTCCCAATTGAAAGGAACTGTAAACGGAGTAAGTGCATATCCTGTACTAGTTGGCTGTGTGTTAATACTCATTAAACTAATTTTATCTTTTACAACTTCGTTAGTTAATGGATCATATACTTTATCTGAATTGTCGTAATAGAATCTAATTTCTTTATCGCTTTCAAACACATAACGCTGTCCACGATATGTAATTGTGTATGTTTCTCCGTCTGTTTGGAATAACAATAACCAACTACTGTCTAAGTTTTGTCCTGTTATGTCGCCTGTTTTACCTGTAGTAAATGCATTTAAGATATCAAGATCGTCTTCTACTATAACACGCCATGTTGATGTTTTAAAATCAAATCTTAAACCAAACGTTTTGTAAGTAAACACTTGATCAATAATTTGAGTTTTAATTTGATTTTCGATTGCTGTAGTAAACACAGGTTTAATTTCTTGTATAATAGGAGCAGTTGAAAGATCGCCATTAATTGGACCTGGAATAATATCGTTAAGAACAATAGCACCTAAGCCGTCATTTGTATTGTCAACACCTGGACCGTTAACACTTATAACTTTTGTCCATTTGTAAGTTATTGCATTAGGATGATCTGCATTACCTGCCATAAGTGAATGAGAGCCATCTGACATAAAGTGATAGCCTGGTGGTGCAATAAACTTTATCATACTACCTGGTTCAAGATATTGTAACGTAGAACCTGTAAATGAACCTACTCTTAATTTTGTACTATCAATGTCTGTTAAGTAACCTGTTGTTAAATTAGTTGCTGACGAAACTTGATTCCATCTTGCACCTAATTCTTCTACAATTATTTTTGCAAACTGTGAGTAATAAAAGTTTTTAATTTTATAATTTTTAAGAATAACTTCTATTTGATTCTTAATAATACCTTCAATGTCTGTTTTTGTTGTAAAAGAAAATACTTCTTTGCTAGTTAAGTTCTGTGTATAAAGTATACCGTCTTTACCGTACAAATTAGTTTTACTATATTTGCCAGTAGCGTCAAGTAAATCATAATATCTACTAATACCACTTGCTGTTCTGTTTACACTCTTAACTTTAATAATTTCTTGACTTACACCTAATGGAGCAACGTTATAGTCTTCGCCTGTAACCATTCTATTTTGTGTATAGTATGTTGCAGGGGCATTTGCTTTAATACTTGCATTAGTTTCTGAAGTACTTGAATTTTCAATAGGGTATTTTAGTTCTAAGCCTATTGTAAGATTTTCTGATGTTCCTAATTTACTTCTGTAAGGAATAGTAATTGTAATGTTTATAAGTTCTGCTGGACTTACAACAAATGTTCTGTTATCACTTACACGGTAGTAAACTTTAAATGTACCTTTTGGTAATGCACCAAATGTACCATCTGAGAATATTAAACTAATTCTATCTTCAACTCTAGTTAATACTGAATAAATGTTTCTAATATTTTTATTTAAACTGTTGTAAACAATGTTGTTACCTTCTACAGCATCAACTTTTGACCATAACTCGTTTTCATTACCAATGTCATCTAATTTGTACAACCAAACATCTGTGTCGTTAACATCTACAGCATCGATTGCAACAACTTGGTTTGAACTTGGAGTTGCTATTGAGAAGTTACCTTGATCTAAACGTCCTTGTCTAAAGTGTGCAAAGAATCCTGTGTTGTTTGATCCAGCACCTTGGCCGTCATCTCTGTAAAGGAATGCAAAATTGTTTCCTGGTAGTGGGGCTTCTTCTACAATGTTACCACTTTCAACATTAGTACTTGTAATTTCAAACTGTGTTGATTTACCATCAACGTTTTTACTAAATCCAAATACAGGAATATCTACGTTTACGCCATTAACTCTATACTGCTCAACACTAATACCATTAACAGTATCAGTTTTTACAGGACGACCAAACACACTGTTTGCAGGTAGTGCAGAATTCATTACTTTAATAAACTGCTCATACCAGTCTTGGTTTGAAACATCATTCCAAATAACTGTTTGTCCAGATAAGTTAGTACCGTTTGAATCATATAGCTCTTCTGTAGAACTAATTGTTTCAAATTTTAACAAACCATTTGCTGATTGGTTACGTTTTGGATTGTAAGAAAGTAAACGAGCTAAACGTAGTACCGACTCTCTACGTTCTGCTAATTCTAAAAAGTTTTCTCTTGCATTAAGGTCAACACGGAAAGACATATTTTGACCTAAGAAAGCAATAAGGTCAATCAATGCCAAGTATTCACTTGATTCGATGTAGTCGTTGAAATCCTCCGGATAGTTCTGACGGAGGTAATTTATCATTGTTCTGCGCAGGTTATCAAAGTCGTAACTTTGGAAATCTGCATTTCTAAAAGACTGATATACTCGCTTCCAATCTTCAGCTAGTAATAGTCTGTTTTGTCTGTCGGTTGTTGACATACTTTGCTTCCTTTATATGTTACAGTATTTATTCAGAACGGTAAAGTGCGTATTTAATTCTATGATAAAATTGAGTTATCTTCATCAAATTTCATACGCATACTTTCAGAAATATTGTAAGGCAAGTATGTAAGTGTACACTCGACCATAATACCACTTTCATAAGTGTCTACTGTAACTTGTTCGACGCTTACTCTCGGATCATAATTAATAATATCTGTTACATTACTTGCGATAGCATCTCTTAAGCCATCTGTCATTGGTTCAAAAATGACATCCCAAATAATAGTTCCAAATTCTGGATTCTCTAGTCTTTCACCTACTCTAATGTGAAAGTGGTTTATGATATCCTGTTTAATGAGTGCAATATCGTAAAGATTAAAACTGGTGTTCTCAGGATTTGTTGTAGAAATACCTCTATAGGCTCTACTTTGTACCTGCGGTTGCGGTCTTTTATTTGACTTTACTGTAACATCTTTATACAGTCTTTTCTCTTGTGTACTCATGTCTATATTTACCTACTTATTGTGGACCTGATATTGGAGTTTCTACACGTTTTCCTGCTTCAATATTAGTGCCTGCTGGCTCTGTTGTAATGCTATCTCTAGTTACAAGATCACCAGTTATCATTTTACTTGCAAAACCTTTACCTAGTCCAATACGCTTGTTAGTTTCTGCACCGCCTTGGTTTGCATAACCAACTGCTTTTCTAAATTCGTTTCCTAGTGTACCAAAATTGAAACTATCCCAACTTATTGATTTACTATTAATATATGCGGCCGCTATTGCAACTGCAATTTCCGGATCATTAACTAAGTCTGGGTTTTCAACAATTTCAGGATGTCCGGCTTTTCTGCCGTATGTTTCGTAATTGCCTTTAAATGTTAACTGAATAAGTCCTCTACCACGATACTTGTAACCTTCATTTTGTGCGTTGCCGTATCTGTTACCATATAACGTATTACCTATAGCGGCAGGTCCTGCGGCCGCAAGTTCTTGTGCAAACGCATCGCTTCTAACACGACTTGGATATACTTGACGTAAACGTCTAGCACTATAATTTAAGTTTTCACTTCTAGGTTTAAAACTACACTCTGCTTGTATCTGTGCCATAGCCATACCAAGTGCTTCTGCATTGCCTGGTGTTTCACCTGGAGCAAGTTTTGAAGCGTCTGCTGTTTTAAGTGCATTAGCAGGATCTAGTCCTGCTTTCTTTATCATTACACTTAAGAAGTATTCTTGTAAATCAGTTACTGGTACAGGATTAGCAGGTTGATTTCCTATTGGTCCAACTACACCCGGAGTTACTGATTGTGGCCCGCCTTGGTTAGCCGCTGACGTATTTGTTGTATTAGTAACAGAAGCATCTGCATCTGTATTAACCAACGGAGTTGTTTCTCTAAGTGCAGGACTTGGCGAAGCACTTGCTTGTGAAAAACTAGGAACAAATGTTAATGGATCTAAATGTTCATGTGCATTCCAAGGCTCATGTACAGGAACTCTAACAGGCCAAAGTGCTGGTGCCGCAACTACTGCTGTTGCCGCTGTGCCTGCTGTGGCCGCTGATGTAGCCGCTGGGCCATTCATGTGAATCTGTGCGGCAGTTTCTGTATGATTGCCTCCACTGAGTATATCAGTATTGCCACCTGCTGTAAGATAGTTATAGCCGCCTGTATTTAGATCTAAGTTTGCTTGTGTATCTTTTCTATCACCTGTTGTATTAATATCAAGTGTTGCTTTATTACTAATAGTATGTGCGCCTGTTACTATTGTATTTCTAGTTGCACCTACATATAATTTTTGATCAGCACCTACATAGATATCATTATTTGAGCCAACGTCAATTTTATGATCAACGCCAACTTTAACATCACTGTTATTTGATACAGTAAGTTTATAGTCACGCCCGGCATTCATATTAATATCTCTTGCCGCGGCTAAATTTATATCTCTATCTGAACTTATATTCAAATCGTTTTGTGTTCTAACACTTACACTGTCCTGTGCATAGATATCAATCTTACCATTAGCAGTCATTTCAATCCAAGAACTACCTTGTGCATTAGCAATGTAAATTAAGTCTTCTGAATTATGTAATAATATTTGGTGACCTGTTCTAGTTCTTAAACGTACACATTCACCTTTAGGAACTTGTTTAAGACCAGATGTTGGATTTTCTTCTCCAATTAAATCTGTGTATTGTTGAGCATCGCTTTGAGCAAAACTATTTCTTACATAACGTTCGTCACCGTCATCAAATACTAAACTTGATCCGCCTAGTGTACTTGTAAATCTTTGTGTTCTTGTTTCTGAAGAGCCTACTGTAGCTTTAGGAGCACCGTCTCTTTTATCTCTTGGCCCTGGTGTTGATATTCCAAACACACTGCTGGGCAAATTACGCCTACTAGAACTGTTAGCAGGGCCTCTTACATCGTCATTTAGCAGACCTTGTCTACCAAGTATAGTATAGAAGTCTAAATTTGCAGGCTTCTCATATAAACTAGGATCTGTACCTTTACCTGTTTGTAAACGTTTGTTAAATTCACCTACTGGTAATTTTAAATTAGGATCATAATTGTTTGCTGTTGTGCCGCTCCAAGGATCCGGCGTCATCCAATTCATATATGTATCTTGAATACAACCAATCCAATAACCTCTTGCTAGGTTACCTTCAGCAAATACAACAAGAACTTTTGTTCCTGGTGTTGGCGGAACAAACCACATACCGTAACTTTTTTGTGTTCCTGCAAAGTCATCGTTTGCTGTGTTGCCATTAATAGGTGTTGATCCAGCAAATGGTGACATATACTTTACTTGTACAATTTGTCCACTACGTTCTGTTTGGTTACCTGATCTACTATTCTTTAATAGTTCAACTGATAGTGTTCCCATCTTTTTTGGATCTAGATGTGATACAACTATTGCTTCATAAGGACCTGGGTCCTTAACTAATTGGGGTCTACCACTACGTCCATCAATTGCCATTACTGCGGATTCCCTGTATTAGTTGGTGTAGTTGTTTCAGCTGTAACTGATTCTGGATTATTTTTAGTTTCGTTAGGTTTTTTCTCATCTGTTGTTTCAACTGCTGATGTATTGTCTGGAGTACCAGGTATTCCAATATCTGACTCTTGATTATTTCTACGTATTAATGAAAGTACTTGTATAAATTTTCCGCCTTCAAATTTATTTTCAACTGTGTTCACTTTATACAATCCACTAAATGATTTAACTGGTACAGTATCTTCTGGGAATATCATTGATCCGTCTGTTTGGTTATAGTCAATAGGTGTTCTAAAATTTACAACTACTTCTACTTCAGATCTTTGATAGTCCATTGTTCCATCAGCAGTATATGCTTTTGTTAATGGGGGAGAACTATAATTTCCTTGACCGCTGTCTGCAAGGTAATATGGATCGCCTAATACTGTTAGGTCCATGCTTACTAAGTCAGTCTCATTATTTACTATAGCTTCATTAAATGATCTAGCAATTTGGACTTCTGGAGTTTCTAAAGTATTACCTCCTCCGGTTCCTGTATTTTTACTACTAGGATCCTCTTTAAGAGATTTACTACCAGTAGAGCTATTGTTTCCTGCAGACCCTTCTTTGGCCGCTATGTGAGGATTACCTGGATTATTAGTAGAATCTTTTGTTGCATTTTTAGAATCGCCTGAACCGTTATAGTTAGAACTTAATGCAGTAAAGAATGATGTATTGAAATTAATTTCAAAATCTATAATATCATCATTCTTACCAGTGTATATGTAATTGTATTCTTTTGCCGCTTGTGATACTCTCTTTTGAATTCCAACTGATGGCTGTGTTGCATTACTAAAGATACTGCTATGTACTTTGTAAGGCACAACTGCATAAACAAATACTTTTGGATTCTCGCCTGTCTTTGATCTTACATCTTCGTCTGGTACTAAAAAAGTTTGGGTATGTACTCTAAACCAATCTACCATTCCGTCTGCGTCTGCTTTAACTTCAACTGCGGCATCTTTTGCATAGGTACTTAATATAACTACTTCTTCAATTATTTGTTCTATACTTGTTGACTGCGGAAACTGTAATGTTCTAAAACTATTAGATATTGTTACACGATCTGAATTAAAAACATCAGTGTCTGGATCATTTGAAAATGCTTCTCTACCAAACGGTACAGCACCACCCGTTGCCATTGAACGTGCTATTGTGCCTTTACCTATATCGTTTGCAACATCTTTATTATCTGCTATACGCTTTATAACTGCTGATAGGTTATTATTACCCGGCTGTAAATTAATGTATGATTCTATAGTTTCTTTAGCCGCATCTTCTTCATAGTCTAATAAAGTCTCAAAGGTTCCGCCTGTTAGTTTTTTATAAAACTCTATTTCTTTCATAGACGCTTTATTTTCGCCTGGCGTATCTGCTTTGTTTCCTAGTCCAAGACTACTTACAAGTTGTGGCGGAAACATAATAAAATATTCATCTTTATTAATTGTGTTAAGTGCTTTTGCCGCTTCGCTATTACGTCTATTAATAATACCAGTTAAACTTTCAGGACCACCTTGTAAAAGTTCTTGTACTGAATCGCCTGTTATAATTGTATCAGTTTTTGTATGCTGAGAAACCATTGTTAATGCACTTTCGTTCCAAGCATGTGATCTAATATTATATGAACTACCTGAACCATTTACATCAAAATCCATCTTAGCAATTTTAATAGGAAATACTCGTCGTGTTGTTGATCCTGTATCAAGTATATTTCCGTTGTCGTCATATCCTCTAAACTCAATTATTAATGCAAACGGTGCTTTAAGATAGTCTGCATGTCCTGCTTTGTTTGCCGCAATCATTAAAGTTTGTAGGAACAGTCCCATACTATAAGGTTCATGTACAGTAAAACTTTGTACAGTAGCATTTGAGGTACGTGTTTTACTAGTTGGCGCAATTACGCTATTCATTACTAAATTATCAATGTAATATTCTAACTGAGCATCGCTACTTTCGTATGCTGTCATTGCTTTTCCAGGAGCGCCACCACCTGATCTTAAAACTGTTACTTGCGGAGGAGATATTCTATATGTTGTATCTGGAAAATTTATTTCGTTAACTGTTAAACAAGCAAGTGTAATATTATAATTGTATGTTGCATATCTTTTTAGTTGATTTTCAGTTTTACCTAATGCTGGTAAATTCTTAAGTGACTCTTGCAAGTTTGCTAACATTTCATCAAAAGTTATTTTACCTGTCGAAGCGGCACTAACGCCTGCTGTTGCACCAGTAAGAGTATCTGTTACACCATTCTTAGCCGCGTCTATAACTTTTAAACTAGCATCACTTACTAACCCTTTCATCTGATCTACACCAAATGAAGCATAACTAGAGGCTGTACTTAAAAGATCTTGTCCTTTGCCTACAGACTTTTGTAGTTGTGCATCTATTACAGATTTTGTTAGTCTAGTATTTGCCATACTCTAGTAACCTAAGTACTTTTGTAATGTGTCTGCTCTTGGTAAGTAAATTTTTGCGCCTGCAACTAAATCATATACCGGATCTTTTAATACATCCATGTTTCTTTGTGCAAACACCCACCATAGTTTTGAGCTACCGTATACAGAATACGCTAATAAATCTGGTCTATGTGTAAACTGTGGTTGTATTTCATATAATACATCATCGTCTGACTGAGGTACTGGTCTAATTTCTAATACATTCAAATAGTCTTTGTTTACTATTCGTGTTTTACCCCAAGGACTCATTTCACTATAACGTGCCATTAAATAAACCCTCCACCGTTGTTACCTTGAGTTCCAAGATACTGACCTTTTACAAATTTGTCTAAATTAAACTGTGAAGTTTTTGCTCTTGAGTAAACAGGAGCAACTGTGATTGATACTTGAGATTGTGTTGGTACCCAACCTGCTTTACCTTTTGGATCTTTAGTAGTTGGACCTGTTTCTATATCACCTGTTGCTTGTGTTTTAATATAGTCAACGTCTGCTGGCAAATCAAAAGTAAAGTTTCTAACAACTACTGGAACATTTGGAAATACAAAATCTCCATACCCGTTTAAAAATATTAATGGTGGCGGAGCACCGGCATTCTTACCTTGACCGTAGTCCATTTTTGTTACACTACGTAAAAAGTGTGTCATTGCTACCCAATACTGCGCATCTTTAGCATTTTCTACAAAAAAGTCACCTGTAATTACGATATCTTCAATTTGGCTGTTCTGATACTGGGGGAACGGATAATTACTATGTGTAGGATGCATCGCGTCATAATTGGCCGTATGTTGTACTAATATTGTAGGAGTATATGGAAATACTAGTCCATTTGTCTCAACGAGAGGTTTAAACATTTCATTACCGTCAACCATACTTGGAGGAATACTTAACCGTACACGCCAGTCGTTGGTTGCGGCACCGTCTGTTGCCTGTGCGCCAGAGCCCGTTGGTGGTATTGAGCTAGGTCCTTTTAAAAGACTTTTCAAAATACCTGCGGCACCGCCGCCTAATACGTTTTCAAGTGCCGAGTTTGCAAAATTAGTTGCAGTGGACTTGACAGTATTTTCAATAGACTCTTGAAAGTTGCTAACATTGGATTGGACTATCTTTTTTAAATTCATTTCACTCTCCTACAAGTATTTAGTTGACAAAATTAAGTATGTAGTTTATAATAGAGTAATAACCTGGAGAAATATATGAGAAAAGTAAATTATCTTAATAACAAAGATATGCTAAAACAGATTCACAAGTCTAAATCACAGTTTTGTAGTTTCATGGAGCCCGAATTCAATCAATATGACATCATACTAACTGATTTAGACAAAGTAAACATCCGTACTGTTGCAGAAGCAAAAAGAAACAAGGCAAAAAGACTGCAACACTTAGATTTTGAAGCTCGTAAACTAGCTGGAGAGAAAGTTAAACTAGCACAGTGCGAAATTGACTACAGAAAGATGGAAAAAGAAGACTTAATTTTTAGAATTATGACATTTGACCATATACCTGAAGAGCCTGGACGTAAAAAGAATCCTAAAACAATAGCAGATACAAAAGTAAAACTAAATTTTCCACCTTTTCAACATTATAAGTTTAACGAAGACGGAGAACTTGTTGTAGTTGGCAAAAGTCATTGGGTTGGCGGTATGGAAAATGGTTATTTTAGTATGAAACATGCAAAGGCAACAAACGAACTTGCTCGTATGTGGATTAAATTGTGTGAACGATATGCAACTAGAGGCAATGTACGTGGATATACGTATAATGACGAAATGCGAGGACAGGCAATACTACAATTAGCACAGATTGGACTACAATTTGACGAATCAAAGTCTAACAATCCATTTGCTTATTATACAGCCGCCGTTACAAACTCATTTGTACGAGTTATTAACCTT